CTCAATAGTTAATAATATATTATCATGGCAAACACCTATGTAGACTACACAGCGGTCGCCTCTCAGACTGACTACAACTTTTCTTTTGAATACCTCAGAGACGATCATGTCAAGGTGAAGGTAAACGATGTTATCGTAACAAACTACACCATCGTAACATCTCCAGTGCAACTGATTCGTTTTGATACTGCTCCTACCGCTAGTGCTGCGATTAAGATTTATCGTGATAGTCGTGGTGATTTCTCCCCGCTTGTAGACTTTGTTGATGGTTCTGTACTGACAGAGAGTGAACTGGATGAGTCGTACAAACACAACCTATTCGTAGCTCAAGAAGCGTCGGAAGGTCAAGGAGGAGAACAACTTACGAAGAAAGGACTGACGAACTACGACGCTGAAGGTAACAAGATAATAAACCTGGGTTCTCCTACTACTGCTACTGACGCTGCTACTAAGTCGTATGTCGATCAAACCATAGACAACGCTGAGTTAGTTGGAGGTAGTCCAGCTACTGTGTCGCTTGGTGTTTACGATGTTACTTCTACTAACGATACTCTTAAACAACTGAGAGCTTGGACGGCTGATATAGAAGATACATCTGGATCAACAGTAACAGCTACAGGTTCAACCACAGCTCGGACTCTTGCTAATCGGTTTGCTGATGTTATTAATGTTAAAGACTACGGTGCAGTTGGTGATTGGAACGATTCGGCTCAAACAGGAACCAATGATACAAGTGCTATTCAAGCCGCTATTGATGCCGCAATACAAGCTTCTAATAATGGTGAAGCTCGTTCAGTATTCTTTCCTGTCGGTGAATATTTAATCACTTCTCCTTTGAATCTGACAGCGGATAACGGTTCTATAAGTCGACGAGGTATACGGTTATTCGGAGAAACTGCAGGTAGCGGAGATTACACACACGGCACAAAAATTGTCGGTAAGACGAGTGGAAAAGCTATTATTGAAATTATCGACAATGACAACTTTCAGCTTGAAAACTTAACACTTATAAATTCTGCGACAGACGGAGCAACGGTTGGTATATATCAAGCGAGGCGAACCGGGGGAGGGGGCAGTTTATGGTCAGGTAATTGTTACTTCAATAATGTAACTATTAAATTTTCAAACGATACAATAACTCAGAATAATAATTTCGGGACTATTGGTATCATAAATGTTGCGGGCGAAGAAACAACATATGATCGCTGTGAAGTTTGGGCGAATCTACCACTTGCATTATCGTGGTCTAACACAATGAGGAAGTCTGTAGATGCAATGACCGCAACAACATACGACTCATTTGAATACGATCCTGTTCATGCGACACAAGCTGATATAACTGAAGGATTTAGTAACACCGTTTTTAGAACTAATAATTGTCGGTTTATTTCTAAAGGATTCAATGCTCCAACCGTTCTTTTACATGAAATAGGTTCTTTGTTTACAAATAGCGATTTCACACAAAAGCGTTCTGCTGATACAGGTTCAGATGGTACAAATGGAGTTGCTTATGAGTTATGGAATAATTTTCAAACTATACTCAATACTGTAACAGAAAATGTTTCTACTCCGATTTTAATTCATAGAGCAACGGGAGCATTAAAAGCAAACATTAGAGGTACTGTTGGGTCTTGTCCCGGTTCAAACGGTATTATTCATTTTGGTATCGACGCTCCCGCTTACAGTTTCACAAACTGCGATGTTAATGTTGATTATGCTGGGTCTATCAGTAACGGGTTTATAACATATACCACACCATCTGGAGTAGGGGTAAACGAGGAAGCACAAGTAACACTTCGCAATTCAGCATTAAAAATAAATAAAACTTTTGCTGATGCAACTATCGATAGCAAAATAATTTACAAATCATTTAATGTTGAATACGGTTTTAGCGATCACACAATGTTAGCTGATTTCCGTCGCTTAAAATTCCCTATTCAAAGTAAATCAATCGGAACTCCCGCAACAACAACAGATATACTAGACCTTACATTACCTACAGCTATTAGCGGTCTTTCTGGTTTTTCTGCAACTGTAATTGGTAATTTTCATGTTTCAAATGCTGAAGCTGAAGGTGCGGGTAGTCCGTCGTCGGCTTATGTAAAAGCTATGTGGAATATTGTGCGTGATCAAACACCGTCAGCAATCGTTAGTACGAATCAAACTTTGAATGTTTTGACAGCATCAATCAATTCCGCTGGTAATAATATAACTGACTTAACATTAAGCCAAACAGCCACAGGAACAGATTCAGTAATGTTTAAGGTAGCTTCAGTTCAAGGCGGAGCAAACAACGCTGTCGCCTATATTAGCGGGGATATTGAAATAATATACGGAGGCGGTTACTCAAGAGCACCTCTGATCGAATTACAGTAACAGTAAAGTGATATAAACTTAACAAACAATGATCGAATCTCTATCTGGTTTTCTTAACACCGCATTAGTCGTAGCTCTTGGAGTTATCGGTTGGATTATTAAACGCATGATCGAACGGTTAGACCTTGGTGATAAACGGATGACTAAGATAGAGGTAGAGTTAGCTGCTCAACGGGAAAGAGATATAGCTGTTGAAGCACGTATAGCCAAGGTAGAGGAAGCTATTAAAGAAGTTCACAACAAACTAGATCGTATGATGGAAGTATTAGTGAGGAAATAGATATGCCAAAAGGATTATATTACAACATAAACAGAAGAAAGAAACTAGGTATTAGTCGTAGTAAGAAGAAGTCTACTATATCTGCTAAAGCTTACGCTAATATGAAGCGTGGGTTTCCAAAGAAGTAATGGCTAAGTCTGTATCACTATCCCTCGGTAGAGGTGAGAAGTCCCGTAAGGGTGGGCTGACTGCTAAAGGTAGAGCTAAGTACAATCGTGCTACTGGTTCTAAACTGAAAGCTCCTCAACCTGGTGGTGGTCCTAGAAAGCGTTCCTTTTGTGCTCGGATGTCTGGAGTAAAAGGACCGATGAAAGACAGTAAAGGTAGACCTACTCGTAAAGCATTAGCGTTGCGTCGTTGGAAGTGTTAATATGCCACTGCGTCCTATAGTTCGCCCACACCCGCTGTCTGCTCAATACCGGACGCTTAGTAATGTTGCTAGTAAAGGCGTGGCTGAAGCAGTCGCTACTACACAAGCAGCTAAAGCAATTACAGATTCTATTACATCAGACCCTGACATTATCGGATTGGTTGGCGGTAACGCTGCACTGAGTGACCCGCAGATCGATGGTTTAGGTGCGAACGCTAGTGATAATTTAGATGTTTACAACGGAGGAGGAGCATAACAAATGGCAACTTTCAGTAAAAGAATACAACTTAGAAACGATTCCGCTAGTGCCTGGGCATCTGCCAACCCTGTACTTTTAGAGGGAGAGATAGGCATCGAGATCGATGCTACACGCAACAGAATTAAGATAGGTGACGGAACGACTGCTTGGAACGATCTGCCTTACTTCCTGGACGCTCGTGAAGAAGAAGTGGGTGATTACCAGGATTTCCTTGACGGCTTAACTACACCCTAATATAACATCGCCTCGATATGAGTAGCTTACTTACACAATTAGGACAGAAGGTTAAAGCCAAACTTGATAACAAGCTCAATACATCAGGAGGTACTGTCAGTGGTGATCTCACTGTTTCTCAGTTATTACAACTAGGATCGTACACAGCTAGTAATCTGCCAAGTAGCGGTACAGCAGGACGAGTAGCTTATGTATCTGATGGCGATAGCGGAAGTCCCTGTATAGCAGTAGATAACGGAAGTAGCTGGTTAATCAGTAGTCTTGGTTCTGCTATACCTCAAGCTATCCATATTACAGATGAGCTTGGTGATTCGCTACTTACGGAAGCTGGGGATATTCTGATCGCTGATGCTTGACAGATATAAGCTCCGCTAATAACTTTATTTCACACAACTAACCCACAACAAAGGATAATATATTATGTCTAGTTTGCTTACCCAATTGGGTCAAAAAACCAAAGTAGAGCTTGATAAGAAGCTTGCCCTCGCAGGAGGAACAATGACCGGAGCTTTGACGCTCTCAGGTGCTCCTACTGCCTCC